TACACGACGCTCTTCCGATCTAGTCTTAATGGCCTTGAGCTGATCCACCGTCTGAATATGGAGCGTAACCGTCATTTCCGCATCCATCTCCAAAATTTCTGCAAGGAGCTTGTCGGAGAGCTCGGACGCTAAAATCTGCAAGTAGGACACCGCGCCCCAATACTGGCCGATCCGAAACGAGCGGGACTGCCTAAAGTCGAAGCTGTCCGGGGCAATAAAGTCCTTTGTGCCGAGCCCGGTCTGCGGAATGTCTTTCCACGAAAAGCGGAACGGCTCCCGGTTTCCCGGGTGCATCTGGCTGTAGAGCAAGGCCAGCCTTGCCCGCCCGTCCATCGGCTCACAGGGAACGCCCAGCCGCTTGAAGTTGCCCATCACATCGGCCTCCACGCGCTCCAGGCGGGGGCGGGCCTCCGCGATCCCCTCGGCGGGTATGCCGAAAGTGATGTATTTGGAGCGTTCAATGCCGTTGTTACTTTTGGCGATCTGATTTTTCAGCATCCCGGTAAACTCCTCCCGGACGCTGTTAAAATCATCATCCGCCTGGGGAATGTTTACCTTGTAGCGGCTCCTGGAATGGGAGCGGCGGTTGATAAAGGAAAGCTGGAACGGCAGAGTGCTGTCAAAGTAGTTGAGGAACGAGCTCCAGCCGCCGAAGATCGCCGTCTGATCCTCGGTGCTTGCCACGGAATAATTGATGTCCTCATATTCCACGGTCTTTGTATAGAGCCCGCCCGGGAGCTTGCACACCCCGTCCGGGTGCATCGCCAGATAAGGGATGGTCTGCTGGACGGACAGGGCCGCCCGGCTGTTACCCCTTCCGGGGCTGTTTTTGCTGTTTGCCTTTCGCAATCGCATCCTCCTTTCTCACAGCGCCCCGCCCGGTAAACGGGGCGTAAATGTTTTCTGTCTGATAGTGCCGTACCCTGGGCCGCAGGAATTGGGCCCGGATAATGTTCCGCACCACCTTTTCAAAAGGGAGCCCGTCTTTTTCATACATCGCTAACAGGAACGCCGGGAGCATGACAGCCAGCATTAAGAACATGGCTCCGGTATTTCCAAGCGGCTCCCGGGCCAGCAGGTAGGACGGGATGCCGATGGCCGCCGCCCCGCCAAAACAGATGAGCTGGCGCTTCGTCAAATTGAACGCCATCTTCGTTTTGATTTTGGACAGGTCATTCGGGACATTCACATAGGGCATGAGAAACCTCCTTTCTCGCCCCGGGGACTTCGGGACAATTTGTCCCAAAGTCCGGGACGGTGCTTTCCACCTCATTTCCCCACACATCCCAGCCGGGCGGCGTCTGTCTTGCGAACAGCTCCACCCGGGGCAGATCGCCCATAAGGGCAACAATCTTTTCCCGGGTCTCGTCCGGCTTTTTGCTGTGGGCTTCAATGGGGGAAATGATAAACTGGTGGATATTGGCCGCCTGCCGCTTCGGATGCCCTTTTGTTGCCAGCAGGCAGACCTCCGCATTTCCCCTCGTCCAAAAGCCCAGGCCGTAAAACCAGCTATCAGCCTTCCGGTTTTTCTTCAGCCAGACGAAAGCCACGGACTTATACTGAAAGCCCCACGCCTTAATCAGCCGCAGGGCCTCGGGGAGCTGGGGGAAAGTCGCCCACAAAAAAAGCGCGCTGTCTGGGGCGGCCAGATCCGCCACCGGGAGCGCACATAACTCGTCAATCCCCATTGTGGGATAATGATTTTCCGCCGCCCCCTGTACCTTGCTCCGCTGGTACTGCCAGGGAGGATCGGCGTAAATGATAGAATAGTCTCCGATAATCAAACTCCTTTCTCCCCGGCTTCCACCGCCGAGCGCGCCACGCGGATGCGCTCACTGGCGGCGGCGTAAAAGGCCGGAGCCGTTTCAAAGCAGACGAAGCGGCGGCCTGCATTGAGGGCGGCAACGGCGGTTGTGCCGGAGCCCGCGCAGATGTCGGCCACCAGCTCGCCGGGCCGGGTGTAGGTCTTGATGAAATACTCACACAGCTCCACGGGCTTTTGCGTGGGGTGGATGCCGCCTGTTACCGTGGGGACAAACAGCACATTTCCCGGATAGCGCCGCCCATCGCTGGACTCGGAGCTCTGCCGCTCGAATTTTCCATAGTTCGGGCTGGTGCCGCTGCGGGCATGGACGCGGCTGTACGGCTTGCCGTAAGTAAACTGCGGATTGTAAAGCGGGGCTTTTTGATAGAACACCAAAATATTCTCCGACTTTTTCAGCGGAGCCCGGTTTGCATTGAGAAATCCCGTCCCGCGCTCCTTGTACCAGATCCACTCATAGCGGAGCATGGAAAGATTGGAGGCCCCCAGCACCTTGTCATAGGGGCATTGAGCAAAGAACAGCACCGCGCCCTCCGGCTTGACCGCCCATTTCACCGCCTCCCATAATTCCGGGAGCGGCAACGGCACATCCCAAAAGTTGCGGGTAGTGCCGTAGGGCGGATCGGTCAAGAGCATATCCACCGAATGGCGGGGGAGGGAACGCAGGCCCTCGATGCCGTCCATCAGAAACAGCCCCTCCGGGCAGTCCGGGGACTTCGGGACACTTTGTCCCAAAGCCGCCTTATCGGTCATCCCTTGCCTCCTTGCCCTTCGACGGGACAGGGCGGGCGGCGTTTTCACGGGCGGCCTGCGCCCGCCCTTCGGCTAACTGCTGGGCAATCGTCTTTGCGTCATTCCTGCCGCCCAGCAATTCCCGCTTTTGTAAAACGGCCTCCGTTTCCGCCATAAAGCGGGCAACATCCGCCTCGTTAAAATCCTCCGGCGCTTTTCCGTACCACAGGCGCGTCCCATCGGGCCCATATCTTCTCGGCATATAACACCCCTTTCCTTAATGAGCGCCAAAGATGCTCTTTGAAATCGTCCCGGTTTTGAACAGCATAAAGCAGAGCAAAACCGTATAGCCCACGGCTCCCCATATTGCGCCGATGGGATCTCCGCCTGTGGCGATCCCTTGAATGAGCACCGCATAGATGCCCACGCACAGCAGGATCAAAAGTCCCTGGAAACCGATGGCGAACAGGGACTTCAGATAATTCTGCCCCATGCTCCCCATTTTCCTGTTGGACAGGGTAGCCACCGGGATGGGCGCTAAACTGGTCAGCATATATATTTCCAGCATACGGCCATAAATCAGAACGAAAATCACGATATTCAGCGCAGTCATGGTAAAGCCGATAAAGATCGACTGGAGCCACAGCCCCAATAGGGAGCCCAGCCCCATTGTTTCCAGCGTGGCCTCCAAATCCGCCAGCATATCCGGCGAAATGTCTGTGGAGCCCTGGATCACCCCCGCCGAGCTTGCAATCACGCTCTGCGACACATCAAAAATCGCGTTGACGATATTGAATGTGTTGGAGAGGATAAGGATGGCCGCCGCCGTTTTGAAAATCCACTTGAAAAACATCCAAGTGTCGATGTCGTGTAAGTTATTGCGGTCAATGAGCATTTGAATGAGCTCGTACACCGCCACATAGGTTAGGACTAACCCGGCAATCGGTAAAATTACCGTTTCGGAAATCTGGCGAATGAGGGAGAAAACTCCGGCGTTCCATGCCGCCGGAGTTGTTCCCACCTCTCCCGCAATCTCCCCGACTCGGGCGTTTACCGTATCAAACAGGCCGCTCAGATTGCCTAAAATGCCTTCAATGAGCAGGCTTTTGAGCCAGTCGGTCAGCCAGTCGGTGAGAAATCCCATAAGCCGTTACCTTAAAACAGGCCACTCAGCAGAGGGATCAAGGTAGTACCCAGCAGGATGATGCCGCCGCCCGCCATGAGCTGTTTTATCCCCAAATAGGTGTAGGAAAACGGCTCGATGGCGGGCGGCGGCGTGTCAAGAAATATCTATGGAGTTTTTAAGAACCGCCCCGGCGGGGGCAGGTCAGGCCGTGACCTGCTCCACTTCCGGGATGGGTTTGAGATTGAAATGAATTTCGATAGAAATGTGTCTTGTCTTATCGCTGTCTATACTCTCATGGACAACGATTTCTTTAATCAGGCGGTTTAAGGTGGCGGCGTCCAGTTCCGTGATGTCGGCGTATTCCTGAATGGCTTCCACCCATTGGCGGGCGTCACACGCAAGCCGGATTTCATCGGCCAGCTTTTTCCGGCCTTCCTCAACCCTTGCCTTCAACTCGGCCTGTTCCGCCTGCGTCTTTTCCATCAGCAGATTGAAGTTCGCTTCGCTGATACGTCCGGCAACCATGTCCTCATACAGCCGCAGCACCATCTTTTCCAGAACGTCAATCCGTTCCTCGTCTTTGGTAAGGGAACGCTCCAATGCTTCCCGCTGGCCTTTCTGCTCTGCTTCGCAGGTATCGGTCAGCTTCCCGGCAACGGCTTCCCCGTCCATCAGGGCGGCTCTGGCGCACTCCCGGATTTTGTTCAGTACAAGGCTGTAAAGGGTGTCGTACTCAACCCGGTGCTGGGTACAGTGCTGTTTCCCGTAGGCGTTGTAGGTCTTACAGGAATAAATCTGCTTCGGGTGCTTGTCGTTGGTGTAGCGGATCGTCAGCGACTTCCCGCACTCGCCGCACTTGATAAGCCCCGCAAACAGGCTGATTTCCCCGGTCTGGCGGGGGCGCTGCCGGGATTTCAGCTTGCGCTGCACGATGTCAAAGGTCTTGCGGTCAACAAGCGGCTCATGCTGGTTCTCCACCACAATCCAGTCCTCCGGCTTCTTCTCCCCGATGGTGCCGATTTTGAAGCGGTATTCCTTCTTCTGGGAAGCGATAGCGCCGGTGTAGACGGGGTTCATCAGGATGTCCTTAATCACGGAGAAATCCCACATATACCGCCCGTTTACCGGGTCTTTCTTTTCCCACTTGGTTGACACGTTCCGAAAGCCCCGCACCCGGTTCCAGTAGGTCGGGCATGGGATTTTTTCTTCTTCCAGCCTGCGCCGGATGTAGTTGGGGCCGTGTCCTTCCAGCGCCCACGCAAACAGACGCCGGACAATGGGGGCCGTTTCCTCATCAATCAGCAGATGGTTTTTGTCCTCCGGGTCTTTCCGATACCCGAAGGGGGCAAGGCAGCCGGTAAACTGGCCTTTCTGCGCTTTCAGCAGATAAGAGGAATGAACCTTCTTGGAAATGTCCTTGCTGTACATCTCGTTGAGGATGTTCTTGAACGGCGCAATGTCGTTGTTGTCCCGCATGGTGTCGATACCGTCATTCATGGCGATATACCGGACGCCGTGGCGGGGGAAGAAATCTTCAATCAGGAAGCCGGTCTGCAAGTAATTCCTACCCAGTCTGGATAGGTCTTTCGTGACCACAAGGTTTATCTGCCTGCGCTCGATGGCTTTCAACATCCGTTTCAGGTCGGGGCGCTCCATGTTCAGCCCCGTGTAGCCATCGTCCTGATAGACTGCAACAACCTCCCATCCCTGCTTCTCGCAGTAGGTTTCCAGCATATCCCGCTGGTTTGCAATGCTGGCGCTCTAGATCGGAAGAGCGTCGTGT